TTCCCCCACCCGACGAAACTTCTGTCCGTTAATGTCAACGACGTTGTAGGCTTCGCGTTCCTCCTGTTGCAGGCTCAGGACATTCCCGCGCCAGGCATCATCATTCTGAGGATCGCCATAAATATTCCAGGCACGATTCTGATCTTCCCCGCTTGGCGCTCCCCAAAAGCCCCAGGACTGTTGAGGGTCTTGCTCGTCGTATGGGCTACGTGCGTAACCGCCATACGAATAGCCCTTTGCAGCCATCGCTGCCGCGAACAAATCTTCCGGATTGCCCATCGTTCCCCAAGGATTAAGCGCCATAGATCACCCCCCGAGCGAGCGCGAGGCAATGAGGATCATGGGGAAGCGCGCGCTACTTCAGCGCGCGAAAGACAAAGTAAGCGAGGCCGGCCAGGAGCAGGAGCGGCAGCAACCCCGCCAGATTCGAGAGGCCGCCAACAGGAGCAGAGGCGCCACGCTGAATGAGCGAGCCGTCGGGCGCGATCCCGAACTGCGTGCCGTCGGCACCATAGGGCAGCCAACGGATGCCCGGCTGCGGCGTCGTCTTGGCCTTGTAGTCGAGGAATTTTCCGGCGATGTCGGAAAACCACGAGCCGACGCTGCCGCCTGAAGTGTCGAACGCATCCACGGGCAGCCCCGCCTAGTTGTTGCCGAGCGGGTCGAGCAGCTCGGAAACCGCCGTCACGTTGCCGGCGCCCGAGACAGTGACGTAGCACTCCATGCCCTCGACTTGGCCGAGCGTAAGACACTCCTTCACGTCGCCGTCCACCATGAAGTCTAGGTGATACACGCTCGCCTGTGGCGTGCGCTGGTACTCGAGCTGAATGAAGTCGTTCTGGCCGTCGGTCGCCTTGAAGATTTCATCCGTGACCTGCGCGCCGTTCACGCGGATGGTGGTTTTCAGGCGCACCGCCGTGACGGTCGCGCCGAAAAAGTGGATGCGCTTCACCAGCGAGAGCGGGTGACGCTGGTAGCCCAGCTCGAAGGGGAACTCGCCCGCCGCGCCGTAGTTGCGCGTCTTGTTCAGCACCTTTGCGATAAGCACGTTGAAGGCGGCGTCACCGGACTGCGGCGAGGGCCCGAGCATCGCCTGAGCGGTCAGCGTCGGCGCGGTCGAGCCTACGGTAGTAGTCACTTCGGCCGTCAGCTTCTTGATGCCGCTGGCAATGGTGTCTATCGCGCCCGCGACCTTGTTCATGTCGTTGTGCGCGCGGATTTCGTTGAAGTCGAGCGTGAGGAAACCGGCGGCCGAGGCGATGCCGCGATACTCCATCCTGTCGTCCGTGCGCGGGCCGGAGTCCTCGAAAATGACCTTTTCGTTGGCGAGAATCCGAATGTTCGAGATCATGGCCTTGGTCAAGGGAACGCCGCCCCCGAGCGCGAGGATCACGCGGTTCACCGCGCGCCCGATCAGCTTATTCCAGGTGACGGTTGCCGTGCCGACCGCAACGACGTTCTCGAACGGCTCCAGATCCACGAGCAGATAACCGGCCTGGCGGAGCTGCGCCGTTGAGGGCGTGAGCGCATCGAGCAGCGCGGCGCGCGAGAGCAGCGGCAGCCAGAGCAGCGCGAGCAGGGCGAGCAGGACGAGCGAGAGAAGGATTTTCATGGGAGGTTCCCGAGCGAAGCGTTGAGAGTGACTATCCGTTCATGGTGGGGGGCATCGGCAACTGGCCCGCGAGCACCGAGCGCACCAGCGGCATGTTCGAGCCCACGATGCCGGTGATGGAAATAGCCGTAATGGCGATCACGGCGGTTTTCCCCGGTCCACCGACCGGGAGATAGCGATACGCCAGCCAGCCGAGGCCGCCGACGATGCCGGCGCGCACCCACCACTGAGAAAGTAGCCCGTTCATTTGAACCCCCGACGAGTGAGAAAGGAAAGCATCAGCTGGCATCGTTACACCCGGCGAGGGAGGCCCGCAACCGACCCCCTCATGAGGGGGTCCATATGCGCTCAGGAAGCGGGCGCGAGGGGCAGCGGTTTTTTTGAGAGAATCACTTCACAAGGCCGGCCGGCCCGCCAATCAATGCGCCCCCGAACGATGGCCGGCTCATAGATGCTGCGCTGTATCCAGTACAGCGGCGGCAGCGCGACAATCTCAGCCCACGGCACCAGGAGAACGCCAGCCACGGTGCGCGCGGACGCATCACCGTTGAGGCGGCCGCTGCGGATCACTGTAGCCTGGTCCCAAAAACCCTTTTCGATTCCGGCCGGACGCTGCGAGGCCGCGACTATTCGCACGCCGCGAGCGCGCCCCATGCACACCAGGAGGCCCCAGCCCGCAGGCGACCAGTTGGGAAGCATGACGCGATGCAGCTCATCAGCGATCACCAGCACGTCGCCGGCTGCGTGAGCGACTTTGCAGAACCAATCGAATTGCGCGCGGCCGACTTCAACATCAAATGAAGGGCGAAACACGAGGCGGAAGGGTCCGGCCCCGGCAGCGGCGAGCCGATCAAACAACGCCGGCTTGGTCACACACTCAACACCGAACTTGCGGTACTCCCCCTTGAAATCCCAAATCATGAGGCGCGGCGCAGGATCAGCGGCGAGCGCGACGCAGATAGAGGCAGACTTCCCCGCGCCGGTCGCGCCCATCACCGCGACGATTGACGCGCGGCGCGCGTTGTCGGTCACGAGGCAGCAGGTTGTGAAGGAGCTGAAGCGGCGGGCGCCTGGTCCATCACGCCGGCAGCGGCGGCGCCCTTCGCGGCCTGAACGATTTTATAGCTTTCCCAGGCGAGGCCGGCGAGGAACGCGCCAAGCGCGAATTCTTCACGCCAGCTCGCCGCCCAGGACATAACATCGTATTTGGCGAGCACGGCGCCCGTGAGCTGCGCGGCACGCTCGCGCATCGGCTCAGGGTAAGCGAGTACCGGATACTGCTTGCACGCGGCATCCAGAATCCAATCCACTCCGAGCCGGGCAAGGCGCGCGGCATCCTCGCGCGAGAGCGCGCCCGAGGGCGGCACGAGGCCGAGGCCCGCATCGCCACCTATGCCGTTGTCGCCGGCGAGAGGCGGCGAGCGCGAAGGATCGAGCGCGCGCAGCTCGTCACTTATCGGGACCGCGCCATCATTGGGCGGCATGGATCAACCAAGCAGCGTTGTCGCGCGCGCCGGCTTCGGCGCCGCGGCGGGCGGGTCTTTTTTTTCGGGCGCGGGTTTCGGCTTCGGCTCGGGCGCCGGCTTCGGCTCAGGCGGCGGCGCCGCGGCGTGCTCGGAGTCTCGCGCCCAGGCGTCATACTTCCCGGTGCCCTTGTGGGCGTAAGGCGAGGCGCCGCACTCGTCGCAGCGATAGGATAGCGTGCCGTGCTCGTTCGCCATGACCACGACGCGCCCCGGCCCGCCATCGCCGTTGACACACTTGCGCGTTTCGCACTTCATGTAGCCGTACTTAGATTTTGGCATCAGGTTTGTCCTTCGAGTTTTCTACCAGGTCGAGCCGTTGATTCACTTCCACCAGCTCCGCGGCCAGGTCGGCGAGCGCCGCGCGCAGGTTGTGGGGGATGGCAACACAAGCGGCCGGCGTCGTGGTTTCAGCCAGGATCACGGCGGCGATTTTCTTGGCGCGGGCGAGCATTAGAGGCTGTAACCCCATCGCGGTGAGTCGAGGCCGATCACATGGCCGTCGGCATCTTCACAAGTCAGGAGGCCCGCCGCCATGCGCGGCGGCGCCAGGGAGCGCAGCTGAGAGAGCAGCGCAGTCACACCGGCCGCACCGCCAGACTCAGCGGCGCACAATATCTCGTCGCGTTGCTCGTGCGCGAGTATCAGCGCCCAGTCGGGGGCCGTGATCTTGCAGACGGTTTCCATTTCCGACTTGGCGTCAAGCATATCAGGCAGCTCGGCGTCAGTGAAAAGCCGCCCCATCTGCAACGCCTGGCGCAGCCCCGTTGACCAGTAGAGCTGACGCTGCCCCTTAAACGCGGCCGCGAACTCGCAGAACAGCGCGGCGGCGTGCCCTGGCGTCATGCCGCGCAGCTCGTGCGTGCCGGCAACGACGGCCAGGAGCGTGAACGGCGTCACCCCGGAGAGCCGGCGCCCGGTCTTGCTCATGCCCTTGACCAGCTCGCGCGCGATGCCCCAGGTTTCCCCGGTTTCGATTTTTGATTGCAGCGACGGCTCGTGCCCGAATTTGGCGATGTAGTCAGCGGCGTAATCACCGTTCTGCACGTCGAACGCGGGCGAGGCGCCGCCGGCGCCGTGCATCAAGTCATTCAACTGCGAGCGATCAGCGAGGCCCGACTTAATCA